CGCCGCAGGAGCAAATCATTATGCCCAATAACTGCTTCTACCGGTAGGCTATACTTCTGCATCAGGTAAGCAGTCAATTCGGCTGACGCCTTCAGCTGAGCGCCAGTCCACCACTGCTGCTGCCCTAAGCAGCCGCCCTGTAATGTTTTCTGGGTCGGGATTGTCCATTTATCGACATGTTCTATGCCTAAGCAGAACGGATTGGCATTGCAGACATGCCAAGCTTCGTCCTGATCCTTGACAAATTGGACGATTGTACCGTCCCGATCGATTAGATAATGCGCCGATACCTGCGACCGGGGGTTCTGGAACCAGGATATGGTTCCCTGGAAAGTGCCGCCAGTACAGTGGATGACAATGTTCTTAATGGGATTGCCATGCCGGGGCTTTTGATTGGGAGTAGGGATAAATTTGACTGTTTGAGGGTCGAACATAAGTGTAATTTTATCAAAGACGCCAGCCAGTATAATGAAAGGAGGTTCATCCTGCGGCGGCTTATGCTCCAGAAAATCTTACAAAAGTACTACAATTTTACGCCTTGGCAGAATGCTTGTCCCCGCTTTAAACGACTGCAGTACCTTGATGCATGGCTTGACGGTGATTTCTATTCGCCAATTCCCACCGCTTTTTGCGATGAAGAGGACGGTAGCGGTAGATACATAAGCATACATGACAGGCGCCCCGCTGTCCAGCACAATTTACCTGGGCACATTGCGGATTTATGCGCCAGAAAGTTATTCGGCGGGCGCCATGCTCCCCGCATTCGCCATAAAGACGACAAGAGACGCTTAGCTGTGCAGGCATTCATAGAAGAAACAGGGCTCATCTCCACAATGATGGAAGTGGTCAAGCGGGGCTCAGTCGGCAGCGTCTTAATTATGTTTCAGATGCGCCAGGAAGATGACCGCCAGAAATGTCAGACCTTAATTGAGGTAGTGAGATCCCGGGTGGTAACTCCAGTCTTTGATAGCTTTAAGCAGCTGCAGGAAGTGCGTATTCACTACCCGATCCCTGGCTGGCAAGTGCCGGCTATATTCGCAACTGATTCGGAAGGCAAGGAAATAAAGACCGGCAATAAGTACTGGTTTATTCGGCATGTCAATGGCAAGGAAGATTGCCTGTACTATCCGATCATCGAACAAAAATGGAATCCGGTCGAAGGCTATGCTAATCCAAAAATGCGGCAGTTGCTACGCATAGGACCCGCCATAGAAAACCCGCTGGGCTTTCTGCCGGCGGTATGGGTTACCAATCAATCGGGCGGTGAGTTTCCGGACGGCAAAAGCACTTTTGAAGCTGCCCTGAATAACTTCATTGAATATGACTATATGGAATCCCAGATCGGTCGGGGCTTGTTTTATCATGCCTCTCCACAGCTAGTTATCAAAGGCAATATCAAAGGCGCCGACGGCGACCCGGATGCAGCACAGCGCTCCCGGGGGCAGATAACCGGGCCGGCCCACACCCTGATGCTGGAAGCTGATGAGAAGGGCGATATGGGCGGCGGCGGGCTGAGCGGGCATGACGCCAAACTGCTGGATACTAACGCCCAGGGATTAACAACCGGTATTGAATTTGGTCGTAGCCTGAAGCATACCAGCCTGGAGCAAGTTTCAGCCGCTAGGAAAGATCTGGAATCAATCAACGGTTCTATGTCCGGCAAGGCTATGGAACTCATTGACCAAGACTTTTTAGATCTCATTGAAGAATTGCGGGTACAGTACTGCGACAAAGGCTTCCTAGTTCTGCTGAAAAAGCTTTTGAAGGCAGCAAAGATTATGCAGCATCCCCTGCTGCAGGGTATTTCCGAACAAGACATTGACGGCTTGTCTCTGCAATACCCGCCATATACAACGCCAGACCCGCAGGAATTCCTGTATATCGTTCAGGCTTTGACGCTGGCGACAGGTCAAGGACAGAAGAATCCAGAAGGCGGAGTCGATGGAACTCCAGCTCCAGCGCCAGTAACACCATTATTGACGCCAGAAGAAGCAACCTATTACCTGAAGACAGTAATGGACTTCACAATGGATAGCGCCGACCAGATGATTATCAATGAGACTGAAGAAGCTAAAGAGCTGAACCCTGCCGATGAACCGAAGCCTGAGCCAGAATCAGCAGCGCCGCCGGCTGGAGGCGAAGAAGCGGGACCGGATGTTATGGACGAATATCCAAAAGGCAATACCTACGTACCAATTATCAATGTACCGTTCTAAAGAGGTTGAGTAATGCAAACCAGGCATGGCGACTTGCCACTATATCATATCGATTTGGCGCAACCAAAAGCTGGCAATAAAATCTTCTGCACCCAGCAGCATGGCATTTTTATTCTGGAAAAGGGTCCGACTATCTGGCGGTGCATGTCTAATACGCACAGCGGCACCGGTGGAATCTATATATATGATGGCGTACCGCTGGATGACCCCGACAAACCAGGATATGGCTTTTTCCCTGACGATAACATTCAGCCTAATGATCCCCGCTACGGCACTGCCAATGGCCGTTGCGTTTTTGCTGCAATGCCAGCAGTACTGGGCATGTGGATGGAAGATGCTGGATTGCATCATGGCTTGACATTGGTAATGATTGGCGACAACCCGGCGGTGGCGCCCTGTATTAGTATTTGCTGGCTCCCAGACAAAACCGCTTCCGCTAAAAGAATCATAATAGAAGATGACCCAGCCCCAGCTCCCCGCAAAACAAAACGATAATTCTGAATTGCTACGGCGCATTGAAGCTGCCGCAGAACAGGGATTGGACATGTCGCAAATAGCGACAGAGATCGGATTGTCTTTTGAGGAGATGCTGAATCTCTCAATCGATTTCGGCGCCGAAATGCGGCAAGCCGCAATCAGGGGGTACGCAAAGAAGCAAAAGAAATTTCTGACTGTACTGGAGCGGACTGCCGAAAATCCGCTACACCGCAATCAGACTAGCGCTGCCGCTATGTGCCTGAAGTATTACATGCAGCGACATGGCGAAGTATCTAGCAGAGCACAGCAACAGCAGGCGCCATTGCCGGTGGCGGTGCAAATTCAGCAGTGGGTCGAACCGAAAGTGATTGATTCAGTAGTGGAAGATTATGAGAAACGACAGCGGCATCTGGATTCCCCAGACGACAGCCGACAGGGCTAAACTAACTAACCAGAAGTTTTTACAGTACTGCCGTAATGATTTAATCTCATTCGGCAAGGCAGTCTATGAAGAATATCAATCGCCCAGACATGTCATTAAACTGGCGGATGAATTGCAGGATGTAGAGAAGGGCAATTGCCGCAGGCTGATGATGTCCCTGCCGCCCCGGCATTCTAAGTCAATGAATAGTTCTAAGTTATTTCCCGCTTGGTACATCGGCAGAAATCCGAAGCACTTTATAATATTCGCATCAGCCACCGCCGACCTGGCATCCGACTTCGGCAGCTGGGTGCGGGACTGTATCAATAGCGAAGTCTATCAGGCAATATTCCCGGGAGTAAAGCTTAAAGATGATACACAGTCTAAGACTAGATTCCATACCACCGCAGGTGGTGAGATCCTGTTCACAACGGTTAGTACTTCGATTAACGGAAAGGGTGCTCATCTCTTCCTTATCGACGACCCAATTGGTAAAGCATCAGATGCTGATTCTGAAAAAGATAAAATATCTCAGCGCAATTGGTTCCGGGAAACAGCATTCACCCGGTTAATGCCTGGCGGTAGGATGGTTATCATCTCTACCCGCTTCAGATATGACGACCTAATTGGCTGGCTGCTAGACCCACAAGAGCAGAGCAGGGTATTGGACTGGCGCATCGTCAGCTTCCCCGCTATTGCGGAAGAAGAGGGCTACGACTGGCGCAAAGTTGGCGAACCGCTCTGGCTAGAATGCTCAACTCCGACCGGACAATTGCTGGGCTATGGCGTAGAAGCCTTAAATGAAATTAAAACTGCCATTGGTGACCGGGCGTTTAACGCTGTCTACCAGCAGAAACCGTCGCAGGAATCGGGCAGCATCATCAAAAAGGAACATGTCATACAGGTAAAGACTTTCAATGAGAGGGGCGAAGTGCTGGTCAATATCAAAGCACCAAAGGCAATGTTCGCTGACACCGCCACCTCCGAAAAAACAACAGCCGACTACAGCGCTATTGTAATGGGCGCTTGGACTGCCGACAACAAAATCATTATTCTGGATGCAATGCGGGGGCGCTATGAATTTCCCCGGCTATTGGAATGGACTAAGGCGGCAATATTTACGCATCAGGCGGGAGTACTGGTAGTTGAAGATGCCAGTTCCGGCAGGCAGCTAGTACAGACCCTGAAGGATAAGGCGGGGTGCCCAGTAATCGCTATGCCGGTTGATAAGGACAAAGTTCTGCGGGCTAATGCAGTGCTGCCATACTTCCAATCGGGGCAAATCATTTTCGCAGCACCAATCAATCAGGATCTGCTACGGGAAATGATGCAGTTTCCCTACGGCGGTCATGACGACCTAGTTGATGCTATGGTGGGTGTCATAACATATCTGTTAAATATTCGGGGCAAAATCAATAAGCAGAAAGGACTGCCTGCTAATTTTCGCTCTATTTTCGGGCGTTAAGACCTTCTAAATATTCAGTAACTGCCTGTTCGAAGAATCCGATAGTACCGAATGTGTGAGGG